CAAAGTTGTCATCAAAGTATGGTATTGTTGTGGATCTACAATTTGGATGGAATGGATTTGCTGTAACACCTATTTGAAAATCAGCCATATCACATATTTTACCATCTAATCCTTGGCATATATTACTAGTATTCAAATCTAATGTTGCAACAATCTCATACCTTTCAACATCAAGATCGATATACGCGTCCCTCTGACCAGCAGAAGCAAAAGCAGCAGATTCAGTCATTACAAGTCTGCCTGCTTTCTTCTTATCGACATTGAGTTGATCCGATATCGTTCTTATAATTTCACCAGGTGATTTTCCTGTAATGACTGACTGTGTTAAATAGGTTTGAAGGTTGCCAACTAATAACTGTTTGTTAGTCCATAACCTATCACTGAACGTTTTACCGTCCATTGTCCATGGTTTTGATATTACCTTGGTAAGTTGGTTTATATTTATTGCTTGAAGGTCATAACCAACATTGAAACCCTTCTGAATCTCATATGCAGTGTGATAGTAATCTTCAGAATATATGTCACGCAAGAGTTCATCAATATCATCCGTTTGGTTTCCATAAAGAACTTCCACCTGCTGTTGCATTTGAAGTTTTAGTGCTTCCAATCGTGATACGTGAACCCTTGCGGATGCGTTTTCTAGCTCTTTCATCCATAGCTTATTTTTAGCATTTTCCATACCGTATTTGATGTAATCTTCTACATCCCATTTGAATTCTTTTAACTCTAATGTAGTCAGTATCTTCTTTGCTTCAAGCATGGTGATTTCATTGTTAACTGCAAACCGATTGTACCATTTGGATATTTCGCGCTCAATTTTTGCAGAAGCTTTTCGGTACTGGTCATCTAGGTCTACAAGGTAATCTTCACCCTTTTTTAACATGGCTTCTTCAAGAAGTTCCATTCTTCGTTTCCAGTATTCACTACTTTGCAACACCATCACCACCTTCAGGTGTTATATTGGTATTTACTGGATTGAATGCGCCAGTGTAATCTTCAATGTTTTTTTTCTTTTCATCCTCAATCCGTTTAAGTTCTTCAGTCACGTCTTTTACATAAGGATGTTGACTTACAATCGTTTCACTGGATATTATACCAACGCTGTTTTTGCAGTTCTCAATGGTTTGGCTTTCGTTGATCAGGATGTCACGATTAAATATAACATTCACTCTATCCTTTTTAAGATCAACCTTACCACTAGCACCAAGATGAACATTAAAGAACCAAAACAGTTCTTCAAAGGCTGCTTGAAATTCTGTTTCCATATCGTTAGCATCAAGATCCATATCCGAATACATTGACTGGATGTTCATTTCATTAGGACTTCCACCAAGCTTGTCCAACTTAGAATCAAATGCCCTTGCATTCTCAACTAATGCTTTCTTTAACAAGTCAAGAATGACCTTGTAATTTTCAGCATTTACTTCAATTTGTAGTGTATCAACACCACCTTCAGAACCTTCGATTGTCTTAACTTTTACTGCACCATAGGTTGCAAGGTTATGTCTAAATTCAGCAAGGTTTGTACCATCATAGTTTTTAAGTACTATGATCGTATTTCTTGCATCCTCTTGCATGTTATTCATGAAGTCTGACTGCATAGTGTTAATTGCATCCTGAAGTGATTTGACTTTATTAATCAAAGGTTGTTCTTTATTGTTCGCTTTAAATGCGATTAAAGGCACTTTTTTCCAATTGTAACCCTGTTCACCCATCTTAAAGTAAGGAACTGGATTTTCGGCTGTTGGTGAAAGCACATCATGTATTAAATCGAAGTAATGGATACCTTCCTTGGTATACCATTCAGCTTTTTCAACAATCACCTTACTTAATCCCTGGTATTCTTCAACTTCATACACTCGAATGAATGAATCAAGATCGGTGTGTTCTTCATCCTCCCAAAATGGTAATATTTCATAGGCTTTGAACTGCTTTAGCTTGAATTCACTAAGTTCATTGTAATACAGATACATATAACCAATACCATGATTAATAGCTGCTTCACCAACGTTCTTAAGTGTTTTTAAGAACCTCATGTTAAGGAACTCATCCAGTTCTTGCTTATACTTATCATTCTTGGTTTCAAATGTTGGTGTTTTAGATAACAAGTAGTTTTTCTTCTGATCCACCGATTTAGCATACTGGTTATCAATTATTTTGTTGTTAGGAAGGTTTTCAACCACCTGAAGCAAACCATCTGCACCAATCGTTGTACGTTGTCTGCTTAATATGTCATGGTAACCCATGTAATACTTTTCAGCAGTGTATTGATCCAATCTTAGCTTAGATGCTTTCCAACAAATGATTTCTTCTTGCAAGAACCTTAAGTCAGTCATTGCATTGTTATTTAACATATTAATAATGTTATCTGTAACTGATTCAAACAATTTTATTCACCCCTTCCATAACATCTGCATCCTGAAACACTTTTAACATCTTGGGAACTTGAATCGCTAAGTAATCAACCAGTTTTTCATCATTACAATAATCAACTAGTCCTGATTCAAAAAAGAAAGCATGAATAATCTCATGCCTTATAACTTTGTTTTGAAACTGCTGTATGTTTTCAACATTTGATGGATCAGGATCCAATATACCTTTGCTAATAATTAATTGCTTACTGTATAACTCACATAGTCCACTTGCTCCACAGTGTTTTAACTTAGGATATTCGTCTTCAGTCATATGTTTTATTTCATACTCTGTACCCAATATATTAATTTTCATGTTTAACCCCTTCGATTATATTAGTCAAAACTAAATGCACTACCTTGACCAATCTTTTCAGCAATACCTGTAGTTGCATCAGGTGCATCATCATGAAGGTTCTTACCCTCTTTCTGATATTTGGTCATTGCAGTGCAGTATTCAGGAAAACGATCTGCCCAGTTGGATGGGAAGTATATGTGATTCATTACCCATGTTGCATTGGAAAGGATCCTTGCTTTTTTGTTTTTGGACTGGTGGAAAGCATTAATGATTGTCCTGTTCCACTTTAATTCAGCTTTCAGGATTCGTTCAACAGATCTGCTGTATCCACGTCCACCATTGTTTGATTCAATATCAGCATTGTTTACTTGATCCTTCTTCAACATTGCAGCGGTTGCAGGTTCAGTGATTTCCATACCGTCCTTGGTATATAGAACATCAAGGATATACGCTTCATTTGCAAAGGTGACACCATAATCAATAGAACAAAGGTAATCATCACCCTGATCAGCGGTGTCTGTATAGTTCCTAATCTCTTTGAATAGCAGATTACCATTATCATCCATAGGTAACTTGGTGTAAGTCTTAAATGATGTATAAAGCCTGCCTTTGATGTCAATTGGTTCTTGTTGATAGTTGGCTGATGCAATATCCAACCCCATTGCTTTAATTTTGGCATTGTATGAACGTCTTGAAAGTATTTCATCACAAAGCATTGTTCCATCATCTTGAAGTGCTTTCATGGTAACATGTTTGATTCTAGTGCCCTGTGACTTATAATGCTCTAAGATTCTACCAGCAAGGTCACCTGATGCCCACCTGGTCATTATAATGATTATTTTTGCACCTTCTTCAAGCCTAGAAAGCATTGTATTTGTAAACCAATCCCAGTGGCTTTGAAGTTTTTCTTCATTGAACGCTTCAGAAGCATTCTTGATCAAGTCATCTATGATCATCAAGGTACAACCGAACCCTGTTGCTGTTCCTGTTGGTGATGTTGCCAGGTAATTGTTATATCCACCTTCCAATGACCAAAGATTCATAGCACCATCACCTTGTTTAATCTTGGTATCAGGAAACACATCAGTATAAACTGGTTTATTCACATCAACTTTAACTTCTTGGATGCTATTTCTAACATTCTTCGAGAACATAGTTGATAGCGTTTCATTATATGATCCAGTCATGATTTTTTCATTGTGATTGTTTCCAAGTACCCATTCAACGAATAATCCAGCTGTTCTTGACTTACCATGTCTTGGTGGTTCATTTACAACCAACACTTCAGCTTCAGGATCCTCATAAAAGTCTTGAAGGTCTTTGCATAAATCTTTTAAGAATCTTCTATCCATTTTATAGAAGTCAGGTGCTTTGAGATTGCAATAAAAAAAGAACTCACGTTGTGCAAGTTCACATCTAAGTTGCATTTCAACAATTGGATCCATCATATCAACCCCAGTGCCTTTTTAAGTTCTTCAGTTGTCAAACCTTTAATCGGATTAACTTCTGAAGTGTCCTTTACTTCTAATTTGTCGTTGAATATTCCAAGCTTTCTTCCAAGCATTTCAAGTGATTTGTCCTTTGGATACAATTCAATCTCTATACCATACTTACCTTGTTTTATACTCTTAATTGCTTTACGTTGTGCAATCGTGAGTTCATCAGTGTCCTTCAGTAACACATACTGGTCAAGAACATCAGCGTATTCTTTAGCAACATAATCTTGAAGTTCTTCATCCCATACATATTTTAACCTATTTCTAGTTTCAACCTTCGCTATATCAGTCACATCAACCGTTGCAATCGCAACAACTTCAGTCAACCACCTCTTAGCATCAAAGATACATTCATCTTCAGCTTCTTTGATTAATCTGTCGTTGATTTCGTTGTACCTTGCCAATACCTTGCCATTTTTTAATAATCTGCAAGCAGCTTGGTCAACTATTTCATCTTTCCACTTAATACTACTTGGATATGCAATCCGATAGGCTTCACGTTGTGATTTACCTTTAACTAGTTCTTGAACAAATGCTTCTTGTTTATCGGTCAACTTCAACGCTAACACCTACCTTCCTGCATAAACTAAAGAGAACCGCCAAAGGAAGGAGTGCCTTGACAGTTCTCTTTTCAGTATTTATAAAATTAACTACTAACATTGTACTACATTATATAAGCGCACACAATTGCACTGTTCGTGCGTTGTTTGTGCATTTTAAATCAATTATGTAGACTAATTGTGATACCTACATCTTCAAGAAGTGTGTCATGGATATCCTTAAGTGTTAGCAATCCTTTTTCATAACTATCATACAATTCATGCACTTGGTCAATGAATCGCTTCAATCGAACTTCACGGAAACCATATTTGTCATGAAGAACCATTACTGGTAATCCCAACATCAAAGTCATGGCAATATCAATTGCTTTTTCAGCAGCATCCTTCTTAATCTTATCTATTTCAGCATTGGTTAACGTGTATTTCTTGGATTGCTTTTGTACTTCACGATTTGTTCTTCTTAAGTCTGCTCTTTTATCACTCACATCTTCACCTTCTTACGCATAGATCTGATCAATAACTTCATCACTAAAGAACTTAATCTGAAGCATGTTAATCAGTCTGTTTTTGTGTCTGCTAATTGTGGAAGCATCAACTTCAAAATACTCTGCTATATTTTCCCTGGATACACCTTCAAAATACTTCATTCTGATAAGGTTATAATACGGATCATCAGAAAGACTGGACACTGCATCATCAATAACTTTAATAAAGTTTTGTGTTTTCTGCATAGCTTTCATGATAGCTTCAATTTTTTCTTCAGCTTTCTCACTGTCAGCTTTCACTTCATAACTACCGCCTGACACAAATGATGTGACACTATTTGATTTCTTTTGGACACCGCAAGCCTGAATGGTTTCAATCTCTAACAACTTGGCATTGACTGCATCTTTAAAGTTATTGTAATTATAAAGAACTGTTTCAGTTTTTTGGAACGGTGTCTGTTTATTATCTTTCAAAAGTCCTTGTCTTTTAAATTCAGAAGCAGTTTTTTTGACTGCTTCATCAATGTATTTTTCAATTATTTGGTCATTATTCATGAAATATCCCTCCTTTCTGTGTTTTCACCTTGAACCTGGAACTTTACCTTGAACCTTAAACAATGCAGTAATATCAAGGGTTTCAGCTTAAAAAATACCCTTGCGGTTCAAGGTTCAAGGTGACTTCTCTATTATAGATTTATTTTAGAGTAATATATAAAATTATGATGATTTTTAAAATAATATAAGAAGTTATAAGAACCTTGAACCCCTTGAACCGATACCAAACAACACCAGTGTTTTCATAAGGTTTCAGCGGTTCAAGGTAGTATGATTTTATCAAGAACCACCTTGAACCGAACCTTGAACCCAATCCCACCACTACCGCTGATTGACTTGGGGAACAAGTTCTTGAAACTTAACTTTCAATTATTTTGAATCTTCACCTTGAATGATGATCCTACCTTTCTTTGATGAAGCAATGTGATTCTTCAAGACCAATGCTTCCTTATTCAAAGAATTGTTTTCTTTCCTGATCCCCATGACAGCTTTCAGTGATGAAATCCTTCCGATTGCATACCCAACCGGGAAGAACAGTGCCATGAAATAATATTGTTCCATAGGATCAGACCCCCTTGACCTTTATTTATCACGGACATTCGGGCAACATGTGAAATACTATTAGTTCACAATATGTGACGATTATGCTAATAATCAACTGCTTCTTGTTTTGTAATAAAGAAATGTATTCCGCTTGCGCATTCGTTCCATCTATTTATATCGAAGTCTTTTATTTCCAATGTTTCACCGACTTTATAAATAAATGTATTGTCATGTTTCGATATTCCTTCGTTTACTTCTTTTTCTTTGTCATAAATAGCAAGAACAATTGCTTTTGATGCACGACATTTTCTTGACGTCGCAGAACTTCTTAGTGCATCCGATGGTATTGCAAGTTTGCAAATTAAGTTGTTTTTTAATTTTTTAAATGCAATAAAACTTCCTTCTTCTGGACATTGAATACTTCCATAGTTAGCACCCCTAAGGTTAGCACCACTAAGGTTAGCAC